ACGGATCACGACACGTTCGCGGTCCCGACTTTCGACAACTTGGGCGATACCGGTCACCTGTATTTCGTGATCCAATGAGCGATCAATACCTGCGCAAAGCCGGGTTGATCGTATCGACCGGTTCGGACGGGCTCGACCTGTCGAACATGCGGATCGTGTTCCGCACTACGGCGATGGACGCGAGCGCGCCGCCCGGCGCCTTCATCCGCGTCTACAATCTCAGCGATGCCACCGCGACAACGGTGCAGAAGGAATTCCAGAAGGTGACGCTGCAGGCCGGTTACGAGACCGGCAATTACGGCATCATCTTCCAAGGCACGATCAAGCAGGTGAAGCGCGGCAAGGAAAGCGCGGTCGATACCTTCCTCGATATCTACGCCGCGGACCTCGATCAGGCCTACAATTTCGGGCTGGTGAATAAGACGCTCAAGGCCGGCTCGACGCTCAACGATCAAGTCAAAGCCAGCATGGACGCGATGCAGAAGGCGTCCGATGGTGCGTCGGTTTCTGGCAGCATTCCCGATAGCCTCGGCACCGGCGGAACGCTACCGCGCGGCAAGGTGCTGTTCGGCCTGGCGCGCGAACGCCTTACCGACGCCGCGGACTCGGCCGGGTGCACGTGGTCGATCCAAGACGGCAAGGTCAACATCATCCCCCTGAAGGGTTATCTCCCCGGCGAAGCCGTGGTGATCAACGCGCAGACGGGCCTCATCGGAATTCCCGAGGCGACAAACAACGGCATCGAAGCGACGGTGTTGCTGAACCCGCTGATCAAGCTCGGTACGCGGGTGCAGATTGATAATGCCGCGATCACGAATACGACGGTCAATAGCCAAGGCTTTCCGAGCTACACGGACCTGAATTTCCCTGCGAGCCTGAGTGCCGACGGCTTTTATCGAACGCTTGTGGTCGAGCACCGCGGCGATACGCGCGGCAACGAGTGGTATTCGCAACTGACGTGCCTTGCGCTCGATGCGAGCGCATCGCCCGGAAGCTCGGTTCTGGCAGCGGGCTGATCAGCCATGAACCGGCTCGAACGCACGAACGACCTCTTGGTCGCGCTGCAAACCGCGTTGCGCGGATGGCAACCGGGGCTTTGGACCGCGCTGCCCGCGATCGTGCAGAGCTACAACGCGGAAAAGCTCACCGTCGAAGCGCAGCCCGCCATCAAGGCCAAGGCGCTTGCCCAAGACGGCACCTACAGCGATCAGAATTTGCCGCTGTGCGTCGATTGCCCCGTGCAATGGCCGGGCGGCGGCGGATACCTGCTGACGTTCCCAATCGCTGCCGGCGACGAAGGCATTCTCGTTTTCGCCAACCGCTGCATCGATAGCTGGTGGCAATCCGGAGGCGTGCAGACGCAAGCCGAATTGCGGATGCACGATTTGAGCGACGGGATTTTCATTCCGTTGATCTTCTCGAACGGCAAGGTCCCGCAGAACGTCAGCACTGACGCGGTGCAGCTGCGGTCCAATGACGGCACGGTGAAGATCGAGATTGCCGCGGAGGGCAAGGTCAACATCGTCGCGCCAGGCGGCGTGTTCGTCACCGGGGACCTCAGCATCACCGGGGGCCTCAACCTCGGCGGTCAAATCCACTCGCACGAAGGCGGCACTTACGCGGGAGATATCCGCACCGCCGGCGACGTCGTCGCCAAGGATGGCGGGGCAAGCGTCGGCCTCAGCACCCATACGCATACCCAGCCGAACGACACGCACGGCGACGCCGAACAACCGACCAATGCGCCAACAGGTGGCACGTGAGATATCGAATGCTCGATGCCAACGGCGATTACAGCTTCGGCAACGGGGGTGCGAATTTCCTTGTGAATTCCGCTGCGACCGTCGCGCAATCGGTCCTGACGCGGCTGCGCCTGTGGACCGGCGAGTGGTTTCTCGATGTGACCGAGGGCACGCCGTATATGCAGAAGGTGCTCGGGTCGGGGACGAAGGCCCTCTACGACCTCGCCATTCAACAGCGGGTGCTTGCCACCAACGGCGTTACGGGTATTCTCAAATACGCAAGTGCGCTGGCCGGCCGCAATCTTTCGGTGGCCGTGACCGTTTCGACGCAGTTCGGACCGGTCGACCTTCAGACGGTGCTCTGACGTGGCGACACTTGCAGCGCAGATCGGCCCCGATGGTATTTCCGCGCCATCCTACGCCGACATTTACCGGCAACTTCAGAACGGCTTCTGGTCGATCTACGGCACGGACGCCAATCTCGACCCGGACAGCCAAGACGGCCAGTTCATCGCCATCTTCGCGCAGGCGATCTACGACCTGAACCAACTCGCCATCGCGGACTACAACGCGCGATCGCCGGTCACCGCGCAAGGCGCGGGGCTTTCGAGCTTGGTGAAGATCAACGGCCTCACGCGGCAGTCGCCGTCGAATTCGTCAGCCGACGTGACCGTGGTCGGTCAAACCGGCACCGTCATCAATGGCGGTTTGGTCGGCGACAACGCTGGCCTCAATACGCAATGGGCGTTGCCGCCAACGGTCACGATCCCCGACGCCGGGCAAATCGTGGTCACCGCGACCTGCACCACGGAAGGCGCGATCAGCGCGGCGCCAGCCACATTGACCGAAATCCTGACGCCCACGTTGGGCTGGCAAACTGTGACGAACGCCGACAGCGCGGCCATAGGCCAACCGGTTGAAAGCGACGCGGCGCTCCGCACCCGCCAGGCGGCGTCGACGGCTGTCTCGGCCGAAACCGTCCTCGAGGCGATCTATGGCGCGGTGGATGCGGTGCCCGGCGTATCGCGTCTCGCGATCTACGAGAACGATACCGATGCGACCGACGTGGACAATTTGCCGCCGCACTCGATCGCGGTCGTGACGCTTGGCGGCGACGCGCAGACGATTGCCAACACGATCGCGCAGAAGAAGGCCGCGACCGGGACCTACGGCACCGTGTCCGAGCTCGTGATCGATCAGAACGGCGTGCCGCTGACGATCAACTTCAGCCCGTTGTCGCTTGTGCCGGTGCGGGTCAACGTGAGCGTCCGCGCGTTTCCCGGATATTCGACCGCGATCGGTAACTCGATCCAAGCCGCGGTCGCGGCCTTCATCAACGGCCTCGACATCGGCGAAGACAGTTATCTTGCCCGGCTCTACAGCCCGGCGAACTTGGGCGGCGAGGGCGACGGCGCGAAATTCGTTGTGACGGCGATCACGCAGGCGCGCGACGCCGACGGTCTTGCCGCCGTCGATCTACCCATGGCTTTCGATGAAGCGGCGACCTGCACCGCCGATGCCGTGACCATCACCACGGTCTGATCCCATGACGTTCATCGATCAATGGGACTCCGGCCAGCCCGGAGCGACGTACGATTCCGGGCTGCAATACGACGTCAATGTCGGGCCTTCGAACGGCAACGTCGCGCCTTATCTCGCCTTGGTCACCAGCGAACATTCGGACAAGCCGAAGTTCATGACGATGCTGGCGATGGTGGTTCAGCCCATCGCCGATATTCAGGCGCTGATCGCATCGCTACCGGCGATGTTCGACCTCGACCTCGCCGTGGGGCCGCAGCTCGATATCCTCGGTCAATTGATCGGTGTGTCGCGCATCCTGCGTGAGCCGCTGGTCGGCGTGTACTTCACGCTCGGCGGTACCGGACCGGGCTTCGGCGTCGGTACGTGGAAGGGTCCGTTCGACCCCGACGACTTCCTTACGACGCTGCCCGACGATGCTTACCGCCTGTTGCTGCGCGCCAAAGTGCTCAACAACAAGTGGGACGGCACGATCCCGAGCGCATACGCGATTTGGGAAGCGCTGTTCGAAGGCACCGACTTCGGCATCCTCATTCAGGACTACGGCAACATGCACATGGCGTTCGCCCTCACGGGGCCGACGCCTGACGCCGTGACCTTGGCGCTCTTCCTCGGTGGCTACCTCAACATCAAGCCCGCCGGCGTGACGATCGACGGCTACATCACACCCACCGAGCCGGACACGCCGTATTTCGGCTTCGGCGTCGAGAACGCATCCATCTCGGGCTTCGGCGTCGGCGCCTGGGGCAACTTCAACAATTAAGGCACACCGATGGCCAACGAGAATGACTTCCTCGATTTCGCCGATGGCGTCGGACAGGCTTCCAAGCCGGCATTGCCGATCCCGCGCAACTCAACAAGGTGTGGCGGCAAGGCGCTGCAATGGCCAACGCCATTGCGAAGTTCATCATCAGCGAAATCAGTCAGGACGTTCTCGATAACGGCGATACCGATGCGCTCGCGGCGCAAATCGCGCTCGCGATGCAGCAGACGTCGACCATCAAGCCGGTGCGCGTGGTGACGGGCAGCGTAGATCCCGTGTTGACGCTCACCGATTACTACGTCGGCTTCAACCGGGTCGCCGGTGTTGCGGCGACGCCGGTGGCGCTGCCGAACGGCATGCAGCCCGGACAGAGCTTCGAGTTGTTCGACCTCAAGGGCAACTTCAACCAATTCCCGATCACGATCACGCCGCCGGCGGGGACCATCGCCGGCAAGGTCAACTTCGTCCTCAACGAGGACGGCGGCGGCGGAAAAGTTACCTACTTCGGAACAAACCTCTACGGAGCGCAACAGTGGTGATGATCCTCAAGCGCATCGGCGCAGCGGTCGCGCTCGCCCTTTTCGCGGCGACGCTTCAGCTTTCGGCCGTCATTCCCGCTGCCGCGCAGTTCACCGATCAGCGGGTTTGGGGCGGCACATCCGGCGGCAGCGCGAACACGCAAACGTTGACGATTGCCAATTACAATTCGTACAAGCTTGGCGTCGTCGTTCGCTGGTTGCCGGGGAATACGAATACCGGCCCGACGAACCTCAATATCAATACGCTTGGCAATATCAGCGTCGTCAAGCCGACGGTCGGCGGAATTTCGTCGCTCAGCGGTGGCGAATTGATCGCCGGGCAGCTGGCCGAAGCCGTCTACGACGGCACGAATTTCCAGCTCACGGCCAACAATGCCCAAGCGGCTGCGGTTCATATCTCGCCGCAGGGATATCTCACCCCATGTCCGGCGGCTGGCGGCGTTACCGGTTGCACCGCAGGACAGCTTACGCCGTCAGGCGACGTGACCGTTGGCGTCGGCCAGACCACGACGTCGTTCGTCTACACCCCGGCGGTCGGAAACCAGCTGCCGATCTACAACGGCAGCAATCTAGTTATCACGTCATTTTCTGAATTGACCATCACGCCGACGTCCAGTCAGGTCGCGAACACGATTTACGACGTCTACGTGATCAATGATGCCGGCACCATCCGCGGCGTCATCGGACCGGCGTGGAGCAATTCCGGAGCGGGAACGGGAAACCGAGGCACTGGCGCGGGCACGGCTCAGCTCGCGCTTGTGCAGGGAATTGAAACAAACGCCGTCTCGATGAGCGCCGTTAACGGCGCGAACACCTACTCGGTCCCTGCCAATCAAGGGACCTACGTCGGTTCGATCTACATGGACGGATCGAATGGCGTCGTGTCGTGGCATATCGCGATCGGAACGAACAGGAAGGTCGGGTTCTGGAACGCTTATAACCGGCAGACTGTCGTCCTCGGCGTACAGGACGCGACATCGAGCTGGAGTTACGCCAGCACGTGGCGGCAAAGCCGCGCCACGCCGGCCAACGTCGGAACGGCTTTTGTTGGCCTCCCGGATGAGCGTGTCGACGCGACATTCATCCAGCCGTCACAGGGACCGGCCAACGGCAACCAGAACGCCTTCAACGGCATCGGGTGGAACAGCACGTCGGTGCCGTCTGGCGTAAACGGAAATGCGCTCAATAGCACCAGCAATGGCAATGGCGGCGGCGAAATGGTGGCTCACTACGACGCGCCGCCGTTCATCGGCATCGTGCCGGTCTTTCCGCTTGAACAATCCACTGTCGGAAACAACACGTTTTTCGGCGGCGCGCTCATGCTCTTGACGATCAAATGGAACGGTTGATCGTGCGTCGTCTTCTTGCATCCGCGGTCGCCATCGCGCTGGAGATCGTGCCGGCGTTTGCCGCCAGCACCGTCAACCCAAATATTCCCGCGACGAATGCCGCTATAAATTCCGCGCCTTTACGAGGCAACTTCGCTGCGGCCTACAACGACATCAACAATATCCTGAGCCTGTACGGGAGTTCGAGCGCCCCGCTCAACCCTTTGGTCGGGCAATTCTGGCGCAATATAAGCGCCAATCCGCAGCTGATTTATCAGTGGGACGGGACGCAATGGGTGCTCGCCGGCACCTTCGACCTGTCAGGCCACAAGATCACGCCCGCATTCGGAAACCCGCTGCTGGCCTGGCAGCAATTGCTCACCGGCACCGGCGGCCTCGGCACGTCCGGGCAATGCGTCACCAGCACCGGCCCCACCACTGTTCCGACGACGCAGAATTGTGTCGCGGCATCGTCTTTGATCGCGAGCGCGCCGATCAGTTGGAATAGTGGCACGCTGACGCTCAACCTCGGCACCACCTCCGATTTCGCCCTGAGCGGCAGCAATCTCGCATTGGCAGGAACGCAGGGCACCGCTCACACGTGGAGCGCCGCGCAGACGTTCGGAGACATGACCGTGAACACGTCGTTCACGGCCGCGGGCCTCGTGACGAATGCCGATCTCGCGAACGTTGCGGCCTTTTCGTTCAAGTGCAATTCGACATCGGGCAGCGCGACACCAGCGGATTGCACGATCGCGGGCCTAACACATAAGGCGACGCCGGCGACGACGGACAAGCTGATGCTGTCCGACGAAGCAGCAAGCCACGCCACCAAATATGCCACTATCGCCGAAGTCCTCGGTTCGACCGTCGTCGGCGTTGCATCGCTCGGCAATGTCGCGGCGGACTCGACCCTCACGATTGCCGGTACCGGTTCCGGTCCGTGGACTGGCGCTGTTACCGCCGCGCTCAATCTCGGCAA